GGCGAGCATTACAACAAACCCGCTCACAGAGCAAGAGAGCAAGACCCCTCGGGGGGTCGCGCTAGCAGGGGGCAACCATGACCAGAAGAAAAGACCTAGACCAAGTCAGCTACCGAAAGAACCGCGCAGCATTCCTAGCCGAATGGCAACGCCCATGCCATTGGGGATGCGGACAACCCGCAACAACAATTGACCACCTCATCGAAGTCGACGCAGGATCAGACCCAACCGACCAAGACCTGTGGGTCGGAGCCTGCTCAAGCTGCAACAGCAAACGCGGAACGCAATACATCAACAACAAACGCACAGCACAACAACACGCCCGCAGCGAATACCTCGGACTCGATCACCGAACCAACAAACCACCGACCAAAACACCGACTAGAAAAAAAAGTGACATGGATTTTTTTGAAAACTCTACGAGATTGACCCCGACCCCTTTCAATCTCTTATCTGAACGGGAACAAACCGAATCAGTTCGATGTCTCGCGTCTGCGGAGTTATTGCTCGGAGTTGGCGTGGTTCAGCCCAGATTGGAATCGGTGGCTATTGGGTCTGGTTCATATGGCGGTCGTGTAGCTGCGTGGGCGGAAAGAGTCCAGGGGAAAACTTTGTTCGAGTGGCAACGCATCGCGCTCGATGGTCAGTTGACTCATGATGAGTCGGGCGACCTTGTGTTTCGTGAATCGCTAGTTGCGACGGCTCGTCAGAATGGAAAGTCGGTTGCGTTGACTGCGTTGATTGGTTGGGCGATGACGGAGTGGTCTGTTGTTCGTGGCAAGCCTGTCCACGTCATGTCTGTGGCAAACAAGTTGGATCGCGCGGTCGCTATCTTTCTGGAACTTGCTCCGGTACTCGAGGCACAGTTTGAAGCGAAGGTCACTTGGTCTTATGGGCGCAACAAGGTTGAGATGCCAAACGGCTCAACTTGGGAAGTACGAGCTGCAACACCGAACCTTCACGGCGGAACCTATGATCTGATTGTTGTTGACGAGATCTGGAATGTTTCGGAGGAGGTCTATTTCGATGCGTTGCGTCCTTCGCAGATTGCGGTCAAGTCTCCACTCTTGTCTTCGTGGTCAACTTCGGGCGATGAGTCTTCTAAGACGATGCAGCGTTTGCGCGAGGCAGCGGTCGGATCTATTGACCAGGGAAAACAGACACGGCTCTACTTCGCCGAATGGAGCCTCCCGTCTGGGGCTTCACCGAATGACGAAATCAACTACGGCTACGCAAACCCCGCCCTCGGTCAGACCATTACGCTCGAGGCGCTTCAAGCAGCTGCGGAGACTCCAGATCGTGCAGCGTTCCTTCGCGCTCACCTGAACTTGTGGGTCTCATCGGCGGATGCGTGGATTCAACCTGGCGTCTGGGACAGACTCTTCACCGAGTTCGAATGTCCACAGGGCGGAGTCCTAGCGGTGGATAGTTCTGTGGACAGTTCCAAATATGTCGGCGTCAGATGCGGACTAACAGACGAAGGCAACATCATTGCCACAATTCAATTCTCAACAGAATCCCTGAAAGAGATGTGGGTTCATGTCAATAAAGCAATGGACGACGACCCCAAGTTACGACTCGCTATTTCACCGGCACTCGATCTCCACACCCCTGAAAAACTTGAACGCCGACGCCAGGTCTTCGGCTACGCCGAGGTACTGAAATTTACGGGTCTTACGCGATCACTAATTCTGGAAAAACGAATCTTTCATCGAGGCGAAGAACTTCTCTCGAGCCATGTCAACCGCGCCGTCCTTGCCAGGGCAAACGGTCAAGTAGTGATCTCATCGCAACGAAGTCCCGGACCGATTGAGGCAGCTCGTCTTCTCGTCGTCGCAGCAGCTCTTGTTTCTCGCCCGTCGAATACGGGACGCGCAGCAATGGCATTCGGAAGGTAGTTGCATTTGCAACAAGTTTGTGGGAGACTCCCTGAGTGGCGTTCTTCTCCCGAAAAATAACTACCGCTGAATTTGCATCATCTCCTCTAAAAGCCGCTGCCGGTGTTGGCATATCTGGCGTCCCAGGGACGTATGCGTGGGTCAGCGGTGCTTTTGAGCAGGTCGCCCTCAGTCTCCCGACAGTGTCGCGGGCGAGAGACCTTCTCGCCTCGACCATCTCAGGGCTTGAGTTCCGTCAGTACATCAAGCAGTGGAACGGCACCGAGTACGAAGAAATCTATGTCCCAAACGAATCATGGATGGAAAACCCTGATCCGAAAGTTCCGCGGCAATTTATCCTTGCCAACACGGTGACGGATCTATGGATGACAGGTCGAGCATTTTGGGCAGTGACCTCTCGCAATGCAACTGACGGACGCCCAATGTCTTTCGAATGGTTACCCTCCGCAAACATCCAGACCCCCGATCAAGTCGGTCCGCAATTCTTCGGGATGCCGAGTTCAATTCAATTCAACGGCGTCAACCTTGACCCGAACGAGATCATCACTTTCCTTGCCCCAACAACGGGTCTCATGTACTCGGGACGACGCGCCGTCAACATCGCAACTCACCTTGATCAGTACGCAGACCGCGCAGCAACAATTGAAACCGTCCCTGGCTACCTGCAACAAACTGCAGCTGGAGAAACCATGTCCGGTGAAGAACTTGGAGACTTGGCAGCGCAATGGGCGCAGGCTCGTCGCGAAGGAAACGTCATCGGCGCACTCAATAACTTCGTCGAGTTCAAAGAGTTCAACAAAGACCCGCTCACCGTCAACGCATCGCAACGCGAATATCAAGCCCTCGATCTATCGCGCATTTGCTCCGTACCCGCTTACCTCGTTTCAGCACCTACGCCTGGAGCCTCAATGACCTATCAAAATGCGTCTCAGGCTCGTCAAGATCTATGGCTCTTCGGGGCACAAATGCTGGCAAACGCAATTACTTCTCGTCTCAGCATGAATGACGTCGTTAGTCGCGGACGATATGTCTGCTTCGACACGGAAGAACTTCTTGCGGTTGGCGAAATGCACGACGCCTTAGTTGAACCACAAGTTCCCGACCTCGAGGAGATCCCTTCATGATCAAGTTCACCGCAGTCCCCGTCACTCTTGACGCAGCAGCTGGAGAAGATGCACCGCGCACAATCACCGGCATCGCCGTCCCCTGGGACACCGTCGCAATTGTTTCAGGCGGAGAGAAAGTTATGTTCAAGCGCGGAGCCTTTGACTTGAATGCCAAGCCCGCGCGACTTCTTGAAAACCACGACGGACGCCCAATCGGCATCGTTACCGAACTTGTCGACCTTGACAACGGTCTCGGATTCTCAGCATCATTCGCTCGCTCAAAAGCAGCCGACGATGTTGTTGAACTAATTCAGATGTCCGCATACGACTCCGTCTCCGTCGGTGCAGTCCCCAAAAAATTTAAGTACGACAAGAACGGCGTCATGATTGTCTCATCCGCTGATCTACAAGAATTATCAGTTGTCAGCATTCCGGCATTTGCCGACGCAGTTATCGAACAGATCGCAGCATCAGAACACGACCCAGAAGAGGTCGAAGAAGATGCAACCGAAACCCAACCCGACACAAGTCTCCAGGAGGAAACAATGTCACAAGAAACCCAAGTCGAAGCCTCCGCGCCCGACGTCATCCCAACATCCCCAATCTTCGCTTCAGCAAAAGCCGAATTCAAAATGCCTTCTGCGGGCGAATGGATTGCAGCACAGTTTGCAGGTGGCGCAGTCGCAGCCGAGTTTAACGCTCGTCTCCGTGCAGCTGCTCCCTCAGTGACTACGGCTGATCTTGACGGCATTATGCCGACCCCAATCGTCGCTCCTATCTATTCTGGGATTCAAGGCTTGCGTCCAGTTGTTGATGCAATCGGCGTTCGCGCAATGCCACAAGGCGGAAAAATCTTCATCGTTCCAAAAATCACAACCCACACTTCAATCGGTGGACCTGAAACGCAGAACGCAACAATCACTGCTGGACAGTTCATCGTTGACGACATCCAAGTCACAAAAGCAATTTACGGCGGCTATGTCCAGTTGTCAGAAGCCTCAATCGACTGGTCAGATCCTGAAGTTCTTGGAGCATTGCTTGAAGACCTTGCTAAGAAATACGCATTGTTCACCGACGACGTTGCAGCCGACGCATTGAAGACTGGCACAGTTCAGACAACCGGCAACGTCGCACCGACTGACCCTGCTGACTGGATTGCAAAAGTCTACGCTTGCGCAAATACCATCCTCGCAAATGGCAATTACCTTCCAGATCATCTCTTTGTTTCTGGCGATGTATTTGCACAACTTGGATCACTTGCAGACACCGCAGACCGTCCATTGTTCCCACAAGTCGGACCAATGAATGCATTCGGTTCAATGAACCCAGGTTCACGCGATGCAACAGTCTTTGGACTTCGTCTTGTAGTCGATACAAACTTCGCAGCGAAGACAACCATTGTCGGAGCAGCAGCAACCGGAGCATTCCGATGCTACGAGCAGCAGAAGGGCGCAATCGTTGCCGACATCGGCGCAGGAGCATCAACGCTTTCTCGTGACGTTGCCTTCCGTGGTTACTTCGCTCCGAAGATGATTGACGCAAACCAATTCATGCTGATTCCTCAGGCTTAAACCTGAGACACGACAGGGACTGAACGATGGCTACTTACGATCTCGCGTTTCATACGCGACTCGATGACTACGCCGTCCTTCAGACCTTCGTTGAGACTGGTATTCAAGTCGGGGATTCCGTCGTCATTGCAGGCGCATCACACGGATTCTCTGGCACCCATACCGTCGTCTCGACACAAGACTTTGAGTTCATCGGGGTCTCAGACGAGGGCGACCTTCTCTTTGATTCCGATGTTATTCGTCTCTACCAGTTTCTCTATGTCAACGCTGGCGCTGACTTCACTCGTTCAACGGCTACTGGCACAGTGCAATTTACGCCCAGTATCAGTTGGATCACTAATGCAATGGTTCTTGAATTTTTAGGAATTGACGTCGCAACTGCCAACGACACTGCCTTCATCACTACTTGCGTAGCAGCTGCAAACTCCTACATTTATCGCAAGCGTCGCGAAGCGGGTTACACAGATTCTCAAAGCGTTGTTCCAGATGCTGCCGTGAAATTGGGCGGAATTCTTTATGCCTCAACCCTCTACCGTGAGCGCGGGTCAGCAGACTCCTTTGCCTCCTTTGACTCAATGTCCTCAATCCCCATCCCCTCAACAATGGGACGCATCATGGCTCTTATCGGCTGCGGAAGACCACAGGTCGCCTAATGGCTGCAACAGGAATCCTCGTCGACGCAGTCAACGCAATCAAAACCCAACTCACAGCCCTCGGTCTCAAACCCGTCACAGATCCCCGAAACGCGCGCCCAATGTCAGTCATGATCGAGTTACCCGTCATGACATCTTTCACTTACAATGTCGGCGACTTTCGGATACCCGTCAGAGTCTTGGCTGCTCCTCCAGGCAATCAGGACTCCGGCGATTATCTCATGTCAACAGTTGACACAATAATGAACTCGCCCATCGCAGTAACCGACGCCCGTCCAGGCAATGCGGTCTACGGCGGGCAAGACATACCCACATACGATCTCACCGTTGCAATAGCGGTGCGTAGAAACTAAGGAGCCACAATGGCAACATCAACATTCCTCGCAGGTGCTACTTGCACAATCACCCCTTCAGGTGGCACCTCATACGACGTATCGGATCAACTTTCAAAATGTGAGGTCATGGTTGGCTTCGATATTTTGGACAGCACATCGCTGGCAGACACAGGTCATCGCGGGACAAAAGGTTTGCAAACAGTCGCAGTAAACCTTGACCTCTTTCTTTCCTATGGCGTTGGCGAGATTGAAACACTTCTTGCAGCAATCAACACCGCTGGATCATGCACAATTGTTGTCTCTCCATCAGGAGCCACAGAAGGTCCTTCAAATCCGGAATACACAATAGATAATGCAACACTGGATGCAGCTCCAGTCATCATGTCAACTGTGGGCACCCTCGCCGTAGCTTCAATCAGCCTGACTAACGGCACCTGGGTACGAGACATCGTCTAAACAAAACAACAAAGGGAAACAATGAAAATCCAACTAATAGTCCATCCAGTAGAAGGCGACCCGTATGAAGTCACAACGAATCTCTTCGTCGTGGTCGCATGGGAACGCAAATTCAAAAAGCAAGCCTCAAGCCTTGCCAACGGAATTGGCGCTGAAGACCTCGCCTTCTTTGCTTTCGAATCATCACGAGCTGCGGGAATCACAACCCCTCTCGCCTTTGACGACTTCATCAAAAAGACCCGAGAAATTGAAGTGGTCGGGACGGAAAACCCAAACCCTACCGAACCGGCAGTTTCCGTCGGTCAATAGCAGAAGTTCTTGTTGCGACCGGATACTGGAACGCAGACATCCCGTTCGACACAGACGATCTCTTCACAGTGGTCGAAGTGTTGAACGAACAACAGAAAGAGTCACGGCGTAGACGATGACAAATGAATTCAACATGGAAGTCGTCGGAGTCAAAGATGCGCTCAAAATTCTGAACTCAATGGACAAATCACTTCGTCGCGAAATAACTTCAGATTTCAAAATAATCATGGAGTCAACAGTCAGGGACGCAATTGAATTAGTGCCGACAGACAAACCGCCTTTGTCGGGGATGAGTCGTGTCTGGATTACAAAGTCACAGATAGAGATGTTGCCCTGGAGCAATGTAAAACCTGCCCGTCAAATCAAACCCTGGGTCTCTGGAAAAGCAATCAAAGACACCTCCTACGGATTCAAAAAAAACGTCGGCGTCTTCGGAATGAAATGGACTGGACCTCAAGCGCGTCTGTTTGACATGGCGGGCAAAGCAAAGCCAGGTTCGCCAATGGCTCAAGCACTAACAGAAAAATTCGGTTCACCGAGTCGCGCAATGTGGCGAGCATACGAACGCAACAAAGACGACGTCAACGGGAAAATTGAAAACCTTGTTCAAAAAGTAATGCGCGAAGCAAATCGCCTGATAGGAAATATCTAATGGCTGGCATCTCAATCCCAATCGTCACCGAGTTCGACGGCAAAGGAATTTCCCGCGCTGTTGCTCAATTCAAAAGTCTTGAGACAAATGGACAGCGCGCAAACTTTGCAATTCAAAAGGCAGCACTTCCCGCTACGGCTGCACTGGCAGGACTGACCGCAGCTCTTGGGGCATCAGTAAAGGCAGCCATCGAAGATGCAGCGTCACAGGATCTTCTAGCGAAACAACTTCAACGAACCACAAACGCAACCGACGCACAGATTGCACAAGTTGAGGATTACATCACTGTCCAGGGCAAACTTCTCGGGGTCACTGATGACGAACTTCGTCCGGCACTTGCGGGACTTGTCCGCGCTACCGGCTCAATTACCGAAGCCCAAAAAGCAGCGGGTCTTGCAATGGATGTCGCAGCTGCAAAAGGCGTCTCACTTGAGACCGTAACCAAAACCCTTGAACGGGCTTACGGCGGAAACTTTACTGCGCTAGCAAAACTGTCTCCAGAACTCCGCGACATGATCAAAGCAGGAGCCTCCCTCGATGAGGTCATGGCAAAGATGTCTGAGACTTTCGGAGGAGCTGCATCCGACGCTGCGAACACGGCAGCAGGAAAGTTCGCTCGACTCAAAGTGTCCCTCGACGAGACAAAGGAGTCAATCGGCGCTGCACTACTTCCCGCCGTTGAGGCAATCCTTCCCTACCTTCAGAAGTTCGCTCAGTGGGCGCAGGACAA